CCGCCGCGCCTAGGAAGGCGGCGCAGGTCCAACGGCGGGGCGGTAACCGTGCCTTTGGGCCCTGCCTTCATCGTGCTAGCTTCTGGCCATGGACGAGACCAACCCCACAACCGCGGCCACCGAAATCGCCGTCTTGTGCCTGGCCCTGTGGCTGGAGGACCCACAACAGGCCATCAACCACATCGCCAACCTCGAAGTCGACCCGAGTAGGCCGGGGGCCGACGATCTCATCGTCGGCCTGCTCAACCTGAGTTCTTGGCTGGTGGTCTCGCTCGCTGAGACGCATGGTGAAGCAACCGATGTCGAGCTTCAGGAGAGGGCGACCAACATCCTCGGCAAGCTCTCGCAGCGACTCATCGAAGAGCGGCCCGGCCTTCACGCGACCACTGAGGGCGGCTCGGGCGCGGAGTGAGTCGGAAACTTCGGCGGGCGCGGGGTCCGCTGGCCTGCGGTGATGGGGGAAGCCACGTCGCGGTTGCAGCGGCGGTGGCCGAGCCCGAGCCAGGCGGTGCGGTCGTCGTTGTGCATCAGGTCGAGCAGGGCGGCGTCGGGGCCGAGCGCATGGCCGCAGCGCGGGCAGGACGCCCACGGGTCGAGCGCGGCGACCAGGTGGGCGCGGAGCTGGTCGTGCTGGGCGTCGTAGCCGCGCTGCTGCCTACTGCCACGCTGGCGGTCGTGGGCGCGCTCGCAGTCCCAGCAGCGGGACTTGCCTCGCACGAGTTGGCCGCAGTCGAGGCACGCGCGGCGCAGGCTCATCGTGGCTTGCGGCGTCGCCGCTGGCGTAGCCGCTGCTGGCAGGGCGGGCAGCGGTCGCCGTACACGACTCGGCCCTTGCAGCCTAGGCAGCGGGGCGGCCGGATGCCCTTGCCGGTAATGCCGACCCAGAAGTGGTGCTTGCCCACGGCTACAGCCGCATTTGCAACGCGATACGGGTGAGCAGCGGCAGCCCGCGGGTGTCGTCGGCGTCGCGCAGGGCGGCGACGCGGGCGCCGGCGTAGGCGGGCCGCCGCACGACCGCCACGTGGTCGAGCAGGGCGGCGCGACGCTCGACGCGGCGGCCGCCGTCGCTGTAGCGCGACCCGCCGGGCAGCGGGATGAACCCCACCGACAGCCCCAGCGGCACGCCGGCCGCGGCCAGCGCGAGCACTTCGTCGCCGTCCCGGGTGGCGGGCACGTACCACTCGCCGTGGAGCCCGTCAGGCTCGTCGCGCAGCGCGACGGTCCGGCCGATGGGAAGCTGCGCGTTGTCGCGGGGATGCGGCACGGTCAGCACCACCTCGGCCGGGTCGGTGGTGGCGAACGCGCCGTGGGTGAACGTCTCCACCAGCCGCGGGCCGATGCGGGCCTCGACGCCGTAGGGCACGGCCACGCCGACCAGCGTGCGCTGGTCGTGGCCGCGTAGCTCGACCTCGGCGGCGAACGCTCGGGTCTCTAGCTTCATGCAGCACCACCTTCCGGCAGCGGCGGCCGGTCCTCCAGCGCCCGCGCCTCGTTGACGGTCAGGAACCCGGCCTCAATGCCGAGCTTGTGGGCCTGGTAGCGGTCCAGCAGGGTGGCGCGGACGAACCCGCCAGCGTTGAACTTCGCGGCTTGGGTACGTGGTAGCAGCCCGGAGACGGCGCGCTCGACCCGCAGTAGCCACGGCCGAAGGGTGAAGGTGAGGAAGTCGGTCCCGCGCATCTCCGGCGAGGTGTACGCCTCGTGGCCGGCGGTCTCGCCGCCCATCATCTCGGGCGCGATGCCGTAGATGCGGCAGATGGTCGACACGTTGAACCGCTGGGTCTCGATGAACTGCGCCTCGTCGGGCGCGATGGTAATGGCCTGGAACTTGGCGCCGTCGCCGAGTACCGCGATGCGGCGCTTGCCCTTGTGGCGGGCCTCCCAGCGGGCCTGTAGGGCCTCGGCGGTGTCCGGGCCGATGCGGTGGTCGCTGGTCAGCACGCCCTGCGGGGTGGCGCCGTCGCCGAAGAACCGGGCGCCGTAGCGCTCGGCGGCCAGCCCCAGCCCGATCGCCTCGCGGAAGTAGGCGACCGGCGACAGCCCTTCGAGCTGGCCGGGCCAGGGGAACGCCTTGACGTGGAACAGGTCGGCGGGGTCCTGCTCGACGCCGCCCACGCGGATGACGCGGCGGCCGTCCCGGTCGGTGGTGACCGCGACCTTGCCGGGGTCCACCAGGTCGACCTGCGCCGGCAGCATGCCGGCCCCGGCTCGGGCGGTGACCACGCCCCAGGCGTTGCCGCGGGCCAGCAGTGACGCCATCACGGCCCACAGCCAGTCGGCCAGCTCAGGGAAGTCGGCGCTGGGCCGCTGGAGCAGCGGCGGTGTGGGGATCGGGTCGCGGTCCTCGCCGCGGTATACGTGCAAGGGGAGGGTGCTCACGCTGTCGGCGAGCAGGCGGATGCAGCCCCACACGGTCGACAGCCGCAACGCCGCGTCGGTGGTGACCGCCTCGCCGGCGGCGGTCGGCCGGCCCTCCTCGGCCAGCAGTTGCTCAAGGGTGAGCGCTTGGCGGTTCTGGATGCGGCTCCAGACCCAGCGGTCCCACCACGACACGGCTACCGCTTACGCTGCCCGCCGCGAGCCGGCCGGCGGGGAAGCGCGGCCAAGTCGGCGGGGATCGGTTCGCCCTTGGCAACGAACGTGACCGACCCTTCGCCGAGGTCCTCGCGGACGATGTGCAGGTCCTCGTCGGCGACCTCGGGCGCAGCCGCCCGCCGCGGCGCCACCGGCTCGCCGACCTTGCGCTCGAACCCCGGGCCCTTCTCGGCCAGCTCGACGCCCTCGGCGACATCCTGGTCGACGGTGCGATCGGTTGCCATCACGCCCTCACTCCCGTGTCGACGACGAACGCGGCCGGCTGCGCGAGCTGCACGTCGGCGCGCAGGTAGGCCAGGAACGCGTACTGGAGGTTGTCGGCCAGGTAGCGCTCGCCGAGGAACCGCAGGGTGAAGTCGGTACGGATGCCAACCAGCAGGTTCGACCAGTCCGCGGTGATGATGTAGCTCGTGTCGGTGGAGGTGCCCACGGTCACGTTGATGGGGATGGTCTTGGTGGTCAGCATCGGCAGCATGCCGGCCGGCGGCGCCAGGTAGGCGTTGGTGGTCGCCTCCTTAAGCTTCGCCAGCGACGTGCTCGACCTGGGCGCCTGGATGTGGGCGTTGGGCTCGAAGTTGCCGGCCAACACCGTGCCCTTGGCGTCCAGCCACCAGTCATAGTTGCTGATCGCCGTCCCGTTGGCGCCGTGGGCGCTCAGGGTCACGCCCGACTGGTTCAGCACGCCCCGCGGCTCCGGGGCGGTGCCGGACCCCAGCAGCGCCACGCGGTCGAGCTCCACGGCCATCTGGCCGGCGAACGCGCGGGCGATGACGTCCTCGCTGGAGGGGTCGGCGTCCTCGAACAGCTCTACCGACAGGGTGATCAGCCGCACCAGCGTGCGGGCGGTGAACGTGACCCGGTCGAACACCATGTCGGCGGCGGTGATGGCGGCGTTCTCGCTCTTCCACGCCGGGGTGCCTTCGGAGGTGAGCCGGGCCAGCGCGAGCGTCTGCGCCGTCATGGGGACGGTGACGGCACCGGCCTGGAACACGCGGGTGGCGTTGCGGGCCAGGTCGATCACCCGGGCCGACAGCGGCGAGGGGACCAGCGCGCCACCGGCACCGATGGTGCCCTCCGCCAGCGCCCGCTCATGCTCGGCACCCTCCCAGCGACCCGTCGCCATGCCGCGCAGGAAGCGGTCGAACGACAGCGGCACCTCCGCCGGGTCGAACGCGCCCCGGGCCGCCATCCAGTCGTAGACCGACTGCTCGCGGGTCAGCACCGGCTCGCGCGGGGTGGCCGGGCCCGACCGGCGGTCGCCGCGGCGCGCAGCTCGGCGACCTCGCGGTCGCGCTCGGCCTCGATGGCGTCGTCGGCGTCGCGCTGCTCGACCACGCGCGCCTGGTAGTCGCGCAGCTCCTCGGGGGACAGGTCGCGCTGCTCGTCGGCGGCCCGGGTCAGGATGGCATCGGCGGCCTCGCGGGCCGCGGTGCGCTTGGCGCGCAGGTCGTCGAGTAGGGCCACGGCGGCGGTACCTCACTTCCCACGGACTCGGGCGTTCAGCGGGAGTGTACCGCGGCAGGGATGGCTTGACTGGCGGAGGCGAAGGTTGAGGCGTGAGCCGAGCTATTCCTCCCACATGCCTTCTGCTACCACACGGTCTTCGATGTCTTCGAGCTCGGCCGCCTTGACCTCCTCCGGACGGGGCACTCGGGAGACGGGGAACAGCGGGTTGTCGTCCAGTATCGTTCCCCACCAGCCACGTTCCCCATCCCACTCCAGCCGCTCATCGGGCACGTCCGCCCACACCGTTACATCGCCGGGCGGGTAGATGAGCGGCGCGCTGACCCCATGGCACCAGACGATGACCGGGCCTGCCCGACCCGACAGCTTGCGGCTGAACTGGAATTGGCGGTTGGCGAAGAACTCGTCGGGAGCGGCCTCGATGTATTCGATCTTCTCGACCCGCCGGAAGCACTCGGGGCGCTGGTCCTCGTTCGGCACGTGCGTCACCACTCGGAGGTAGTCGCCAACAAGGAGATCAGAGACCAGCTTGCGGTAGACGTTCATCGCGCCCTCCGACCCGCTCAACAGGATTGAGGGAATCTAGCATGCCTCCCTCACTAATCTGCTCAGTCCTCGTCGGGGACAGCAGGGACACCGGGGACAGCAGGGACACCGGGGAGCGTGGGGACTGGCAGGAAGTAGTGGCCGTTGCCGTCGGTATCGAGCTGGCCGGCGTCGACCATCCGCTGCACGGTCTTCTTCACCACCTCGTAGTCGAGGCCGGAGTCGTCGGCGAGCTGGCGGGGCCCGGCACCGGGCCGGCGTCCGGCGGCGG